GTCAGCAACAGATGCTGGGATACAACCGTAGTGGTAGAGACTACACGGACTATGTCCTTGGCCCATTTGATACCACCGGCTACCCCTACATTATGATCACCTTCGCTCTCTTTTTGGGAGGCAGGAACGACAACTTCCAAAGGTCGGGATTCGTCCCATACAGCAATATACAGGCGACAATCACATGAGCAGATTCCATTTAGTGGCGAACACCACCAGCACCCTTCCTGTTGTTGTCCCGCTTGACGGTGACACCTTAGAGACGGCAGTGCGCGACGTTACCAGCGAAAAGAACGGCTGGTTGCTGGCTACGTTCATCATTGATTTCGATGAGAGGAAGACGTACCGCATTCATCCTGGCGACGATGCAGACAAGAAGGTTTTATATGACAACGCCGCCGAGTTCTGGGGTCCGGCAACAGAGGTAACCCCGTGGACCGCAATGAGTCTAGCCGAGGAGCAAGAAGGTTGAGCGTCAGCCAAACACCTCCGGTATCGCTACACGCGGTACGCAACAACTTTGAGAAGTCCGGGAGCATTGGCTCCGGGGACAGGTATGTCCGCGACTTCAATCAACTGGATGAGGGAGAGCAATGGGATCTACTCAGTTACGCCGGTCAGGCTTTCGGACTCCAGTATAAGATATTCAACGACGGCTACGGCGGCGGGCTTTCCGGTGGAAACCTACCCCTTGACGAGATTGACAGGCGCGCCGATGGTCTGCTGGAGAGCGTTGGATTCGTCAGCCCTAGCTGGGGGTCATACGCGCGGTTAGGCGTGGACGATAAGGGGACGTACGCCGAGCTTCAGGCAATGCAATACAAAATGGAGTCCCCCGGGGCAATGGCGATGAACGGCATCTTCTTCGCCAGCGAGGCAGGCCCAGATGTCCGGTACAGGCTCCGCGCCACGGTAGAGACGGCAAGCAATTTCTCATCAATTGGAGAGGCCGGGATCTTTGTATTCGGCTACCGATACGGATACCTAGACGGCGACAGGCGCAACTATTCGCTGTGGGGCTACGGTGAGCGCCCCGGCCCCAGCAAGACACTGAGCGTCGATGAGACCTTTGTTGTGGAGGAGACACACCGCCACATCGTCGTGAACCTGTCCTCTTATCTGGGCGGCGCTTATAACCAAACTAATCGCGCCAACTTCAAGGTTCGAGACCTAACGATAGAGAGAGCTTAGCTATGAGGAAATTCGCAGTCCTGTTCAAGGAGCCACTCCAGCTGCCACGCGTTCGCAAGTTCGACGCACGCAGCCTGAAGGACGCCCTGAAGGCCGCAGGCACAAAGGTCTCAGAGTACGAGATGCCGCTGTACATTGTTGATTTTCGCAACGAGCGTTGCGAGATGATCAGCAGGGGTGAGTCGGGCAAGGTCCGCATCGTCGAGGACGGCGACTACGGCGAGCTGACCAACTTCGAGCGGAGAGAGTACTAATGATCGGGCAGACCGTTATAGGCGGCATGATCTTCTCCCTAGCGGGCAGCGGGCCACACGTAGAGCGTGGCTGGATTAAGAGATGCGCCCCCAAGACAGATTGGAACGTGCAAACACGAAACGATGTCGCAACCAGAGAGTGTGGCTTCCGAGGCATAAGCGACATGGAGAGAAAGAATGGGAACTGAAACCGCAGACTATATCGAAGGGCTAAACGCGAGCTGGCCCACCAAGGAAGACGCCATCAGTGACGGAGACAACCACATCCGTTTGATCAAGAAGGTGCTTCAGCAGACCTTCCCAGACGCAGACCAGCCCCAGGCGAATATCGTCGATCCAGGGCTATCTGAGGGCAGTATTTTCCACAACGCGGGCGGCAAGTGGACGGAGACCGACAAGGTGGCCGTAGACGGCTCTGGGAACGTCGTGGCGGACGGTGACATCACCGCTAAGGGCAACGTACTGAGCCTCTCAGACGACCGCCTGAAGGACGTACAGCGCCCTGTGATGGACGCCGTGGAGAAGGTCAAGATGCTCGATTGCTTCCACTATTTACCCAACGCAAAAGGCGTGAGCCAGGGCATGAGTAACGAGCCCCAGGTGGGTGTGTCGGCGCAGCAGATCAAGGCCGTGCTGCCGGAGTGCGTGTCTACCGAGGGCGACTATTTACGAGTCGATTACCCCAAGCTGACGGTCCTATTGCTGGCCGCTGTTAAGGAGCTCGCTAGTGCTGGGTAATGTCCGCGATATAGGCAATATGGGCGTCATATCAGACGTCGCCGCCTGGGATTTACCCCTTAACGCCCTGACCGATGGGCGTAACTTTCGCGTGGCCGCAGGAAAGGTTGCCGCATCAGGTGGGTCAAGGCTGCTGAGTACCGAGGGATCTGCCGGTGGCGAGATAGGCCACATCGAGCAGTCCACCGACTTTGAGGGGACCAGCGCGTGGCTGGTGTGCCACGACAGCGGCATCGATAGCTACGAGAAGAACGCATTTACAAACCTGTACGACTCTGGCGCGGTTTCCCCCAGCGGCTGGACGAGCTGCCAGGTGGGTCAGGTGACCTTCTTCAATAACCCGGCAATCGGGCCGGTCTACTTCACCGACTGGGCCGGAACAGACCCCGTGACCGAGCTTAACTGGTCGCCCGCAGAGACATGGAGCGAGGCGGGAATGTCCTGCCGAATCCTCCAGTCGCACAAGAACTTCCTGTTCGCTATGGGCTGCACCGAGCCAGACCCCGACACCGGGGTCCTGACCTACTACGAGGACCGTGTTCGCTGGAGCCACCCTTGCGAGCCCAACGGCATACCCTACACCTGGCAGGGGCCGGACGAAGATCCGTCGAGCCTCGCCGGTTACGTGACGCTTGGCCGTGGTGGCGCGATTGTCGGTGCAGAGAGCCTGCGAGACAGTTTCGTGATCTACAGCCGCCAGGCACTTAACGTGCTGGACTACACCGGCGACGCCCTGGTGTGGCGACGACGAACACTGAGCCAGAACGCCGGACTGATTGGCCGCAACGCAGTGGTCGAGGTGAAGGGTAAGCACTACTACATCTCTACGGAGGACATCATCGTCTTCGACGGTAACCAGGCGCAGTCTCTGCTGCACAACCGTCTCCGCAAGAGATTCGCTGGCACCCTGAACGAGGACGCCCGCCACACCGCCTTCGCCACGCACCACAAGACCATGCAGGAGATATGGTTCTGTGTCGCAGAGGCCGGTTACGACAAGCCCAACATGGCCTACGTCTTTAATTACCTCGACATGACTTGGTCGCTGAGAGATCTATCCACCGAGAGGGTGTTCGCCCACGCGCTCTACGGCAACCAGCCGACTGATGTCCTCTCCTGGGAGCAGTGGCCGGGCACCTGGGAGGGCGAGCGCACTACATGGGCATCTGCCAACAGGCAGCCGTTCGACGGCGCACTGATCGGAGCCTCCGGTAATAATGTCTACAACATCGACACCCAGAACCCCGAGGAGGAGGGCCTAACCACCTTCATCGAGCGTGAGTCGTTGCCTATCGTCGGGCACGAGGACAGCACCACCATCACGCGAATGTACCCACAAGTTGAGGGCAACACGCCTATCAGCATATCCGTGGGGTCACACCAGTACGCTGGCGCCGGGTCTACCTGGAAGAAGTCGGTCACCTTTGATCCGCGTAATGACCGCAAGGTGGACATCAGGACAACGGGTGAGCTGCACTCCTATCGGATGGAAGGCCCGGCCAACGGTAACTTCAACATCACCGGATTTGATGTCGAGTGGCATCCGGCGGGTGGCCGATGACATATAGAGCGGAGCCGGTCCCCGATACGGTAGATGAGCAGCTGGCAGAGTTCTTGGATCGCCAGTTTTTTGGAATTGATTCACACCTGTCGCGCTTCATCGCGCCAGTGATCGGCCAGATGCCTCTGCGCCGAGAGATAGGTGCCATTGTTTATGTCCGTGAGAAGGGATTCTACGGATGCGTCGAGGATCAAGGAGAGATCGTATGGAAGAGCCTGTCGCTGCAGGACCCGTCGTAGCAGATATACGCAAGGAGTGGCACCGCGTTAGACCTGGCCTGGAGATGCTCCTGGCAGACAACCCAGACGTACAGGCAATACCCGAGGACATATACGCTGAGTGCCGATCCGGTCGCTCGATACTGTGGATCTCAGACGGCTACACCATCATCACCGAGTTCGAGGTTGACGCGCACAGCGGAGAGAGAGACCTGTGCATTGCCTACGCCTGGACAGAGGAGCGGGGAGGCAAGCTGGCCCCGGCGGCGATGGACTTCATGGAGGGATTTGCCAGGGCAAACAACTGCGCGGCAATCACCTTTGGCACCAGGCACCAACCACTAATTAACTACCTTTGCTCGGAGGCTGGATTCCGGGTATCGACACAAATTCTTAGAAGAGAGATAGGGGTACAACAATGAGCATCATGAACACGCTGTTCGGTGGCTCCGAGTCTAGCGCCACCAATAACTCGGGTAGCCTTAGCGCCGGAAACAACCAAAGCTTTTCCAATGGGATGAATATCAACTACGGCACCAACAGTTCGGGCAACTCTAGCAGCTCCTCGAGCAGCCAAGGTGTTTGGGGGCAGCAGTCGCCGTTCCTCCAGGACGTATACGGCCAGGGCCAGGACGCCTTCAACAACACTATGGGGCAGGTCAATCAGCTGACCCCCGGTGTCCAGGATCAGATGCAGCAGGCACAGATGGCCGGCATGGGCGGGTTCCAGAACCAGCTAGCCGGCGGAAACATTGCCGCGATGCAGGGCCAGGTGGGGCAGAACAACTACCTCGACTCCGTGAAGGGGATGGTTGCAGATGACGCCAACCTACTGAAGCAGCAGAACCTTGGCGCCCTAGACGCAAGGGCGGCCGCTGCCGGGATGTCAGGCAGCTCGGGCTACCGAAACCAGGTGTCCGACATGATGGACAACGTGGATGACAACGCGCAGGGCCAGATGGCCCAGCTCGGATACAACAGCTTTAACCAGGGCATACAGAACCAGATGCAGGTCGCGAACGCGATGGATGCAAACGTGAATCAGGGCGTTGGCAACATGCAGAACATGCAACAGGGCGCGATGAATCAGTTCAACCCGGCAATGATGGGCCAGCAGGTTGCAGCGAACTACGCCGGCACCGTTGGCGGGCCGACCACGCTGTCTAGCAGCTCCTCGTCAGGCAGCGGATTCTCCAACGGCATGAACGTTGGGCTCGGCATGAACCAGGGCATGGGCTTCGGCAGCAACTACGGCAGCAGCGTAGGAAGCGGGGCCAGCAACACCAGCACGCAGACCGGAATCGTTCCGGGGCTCGCGGCAGCCAAAGCAGCAGGATTTTAAGGAGAAAAACTATGCCAAAGAAAAAGAAGGCACCAAAGGGTATGACTCCCGAGCAGGTCGCCAAGGCGAACCGAGATGGGCTTGACTACGCGATGGAGAAGCTGCCGCCGTTACAGTTTGAAGACGTCTATGCCAACAGCAACACCATGATGGGCGGGTTGGCGTCGCAGGCGCTGCCGATGCTGGACACACTAATCTCTATGGGCCAGGCGCAGACCGGCTACGCGCCGGCAGAGGGTACGCCCAATATGACGGACCTGATCGCCCAGCTGATGCCACAGCAGCCACAGCAGCCGCAGGTGGCGAACACTCAGCCGGGGACACAGCAGCCGCCACAGGTATACCCGGGGGCGCCATCCGTGGGGCAACCGCCACAGCCTGGGGCAAACTCTCCTAACAATTACAACCTGACACCCCAGCAACTGGCAGCAGTTCAGCAGCAAGTCAGAGGACCAGGAAGAGGTATCGTTTAATGTTATTCGCCACAGCAGAAGAGCTAGAGCGCAAGAAGCGCGCACAGGCCACTGGCGTTGTCGATAACAGGACAACCCAGGAGGCCGTCGAGAGCCTCGTGACCCCGCCATCGGCGTCGGTTATGCCAAGGGCTCCAATGTCTCCCTCTAGGCAGGCAAATGAGCGTTACGGAACCGGAGAGACCATTCTGAGACGCGCGGGCAACCTGCTTACTGGCGGCCTGTTTGATGAGCAGATTATCCCAGAGATGTCAGATGGAAGCAGGCTCCATTACAAGAACGCGATGGAGCTGTACCAGGAGGATGTCGCGAAAATGCACGAGAGGGCTATGCAGCATGCCCGCCTTGTTTCGAACGCCGGCATCATAAACGACGGTATTGATGAGCCACGGGACATAGCCGCTAGGGCAGAGATGGTTTCCGACACGGGCTCTATTGAGAACGCGCAATACGCGATGAGTGGCGAGCTGCCGGGGATTAAGCCGGACATGGTGACGGTTGATAACAACGGCCAGAAGTACATGGTGGACAAGAACAACCCGACAGCCCCCGGCATCCCACTAACAACTCAAGACGGCTCGCCAATTAGGGGCAAGCTGGATCAGTGGCAGGTGGACAATGTTGGCGCGTTCGACAGGATGGCGCCGCGACTGGTTGAGCTGGACGAGATGGAGAACGCCGGAATGGCGATTCCCAGATCGACCATGACAATGCTGCGTGCCTATGAGACCCAAGACGGCGATGGCAGGAACGTACTGCTGGCCGGGGCGATGGGTGAGTGGATGTCAAAGTACCTGACCCCAGAGCAGAGAAAATACATTCTGGCCGCAGAGGACGCCGGCATGGTCGTGCTGCGAGACGAATCTGGTGCGGCTATCTCAGCCAGCGAGATCCTGAGACAGATGAACCAGTACCTCATGTTTGACGACCTTGACGGAGCAACGCGCAAGGCACAGAGGGAGGCGCGATCTAGAAAGGCCGGCACGCTGATGACCGGGATGCCCGACTACATCCTCAACGACCCTGACCGCGCACCGCAAATTCAGTGGCTCGATGATTACGACGGGACCATTCAGACGGACCCGGCAATTCCACAGAGAACTAGCGGAGGCGGCAAGCTGCCGTCAATGACGGCGCAGGAGATGGCCGTATACCTAAGCTACTCCAAGAAGAATCCAGCTGACGCGGAAAGGTTTTTAGAGCTGATAAGAATGAGAGACGAGGCCCAATAATATGACGCCAGAACAAGAGTTAGAGCTGATGATGATGCTTGCCTCGGCTGATGGGGATTCCGACGAGGAGCCCTACAGCAGATTCAGGCGGATAATGACCGGCATGGGCGACATTATCTATGGCGGCGCCCAGCTGCTGGAGAACAGCGTCGAAGCTGTCGCGCCCGGTCTTGCCGAGAGCGTGCAGTCGGCCGACGAGTGGCTGTATAAGAACACCTCCGGCATCCTGGGTTCGCCCGAGGGCGTTGACATGGACGACAAGGTCAATGCCAGGGAGGCCGCATATCGAGCTAACAGCGGGCTGGCCGAGGGTGAGTTTGATGGCGCCCGACTGACCGGCAACATCCTCTCTGGCCTGGCCGCACCGCTTGCCAGGGGCCTGCCTGCACTCATAGCGGAGGGGGCGGCGTTCAACGCGGCAATGCCCACCGATACGACAGACGGAGAAGGCTATTGGGGTGACAAGTCTCAGGATGCTGCTATTGGCGCCGTGGGTGGCGTTGCAGCGAAGGGGATACAGGAGCTGGGCGGTCACGTTATCAACCAGTACGCCAGGCCAGCCCTCCAGAGAATGCGTGAATCGGGTGTGGAGCCCACCGTTGGGCAGAGCATTGGCGGCGGTGCCAATACCCTGGAGGAGGCGGCGTCTTCAATACCGTTCATTGGACCGATATTCTCTGCACCGAGGGGTAGGGCGCAGGACGAGTGGCAGCAGAGCGTTCTTAACCAGGTTGTGAGCCCCGTGGGCGGCAAGGTAACCGCAACGGGGACCGAGGGCGTCACCCAGGCAAGCAAGCTGATTGGCGAGGCATACGATGCCGCTGAGCAGGCCATGCCGACAATGGCTGTCACGCCCAGCGTGACTCAGTCTCTCAAGGAGGCAACGGGAGAGGCCATTGATCTCGGAATGAACGAGAACGCCGAGAAGCAGTTCAAGTCCATCATGAACCGCATCGTGTATTCGCGCATACCGCAAGATGTGGCGGAGCGTGTAGGGCCAAGCCAAGTACGAAACGTGAGCGAGATCACAGCCGGGAACCTCAAGAAGATTGAGAGCGAGCTGACCGCAAAGATCAATGCCAAGGGAACAGACGCACAGCTGAAGCAGGCTCTGATCACTATGCGTGCATCAATACGCGAGCAGGCCGGCCTTCAGAGCAAGGAGTATCGCGAACTAATCGAGGGCGCTGACCACGCCTATGCGATGTTCAAGAGGGTCACCGCTGCACAGAACGCCGACGTCACTGACGGGTTTACCCCGGCTCAGATGGCTAGGTCCACCATGAGGAACTCTTCGGAGAATGTTGCCGCAAGGGGCGACGGTCTCATGCAGGGCGATGCTATGGCCGCGCAGTCGGTAGTGGGCAACAAGCTAAACAACTCTGGTTCCGCCGAGAGACTGGCCGCCGTTGCGCTGGGAACTGGTGCCGGTGCATATGTCAGCCCAGTGGCCGCACTTGCTGCCCCGATGCTGTGGGCTGGCGGAACAAGGGCCGGGCAGAGAGGCGCTAACACGCTTATCGAGAGCCTGCTTGCTCCTGGTATGCAGAGATACACGCCAGGCAGCACATATGGAATGGTTGCAAATGAGGTGAGTGAGTAATGGCTAGAGGAAAGGCAAACGCAATATTAAAGGTCCTAGATTACCTCAAGGACTCAGATGCCAGGATGGTTGACTACCAGGACCTGTCCCAGGTTCCCGATGTCCCTCAGACGCCCCTGCTTCGCCCAGAGGCGGCCAGGGGGCAGCCCGCTGCACTCGATAGCCTGCTGGTCCCAGAGAACGCAGAGCGCCTGGAGCAGATCGCCCTGGATGGCGCCGAGAGAGGTGGCCGTGAGTGGTACAACCTCGATCCGCTGAGGAAGGCGTTTATCGAGGAGCTGGGTGACGAGGAGGGCGCCCAGGCGTTCAACAAATACGTGGACTACGTTGCAGCGACATCGCCCAGGTCAAACGTGGCAACCAACATACGCCGAGGCTCTCACTTCTATCAGCTGGACCGCAACGGTCAGCAGGTAGGAGGCTTGAGCAACGCAGATATGCCAAAGGGCTACGGCCACATTGCCCACACTACCCACGACCACAAGCTGCGAGAGATTGAGGAGAACGGTGGCCTGCTGCCCATGTCTGGGCCAAAGGTATCCAGCTTCGCCGAGAACCTCAAAGGCAACCAGTCGCCGATGACTATCGACACACACAACTACTCTGCCGTCCGCAACGAGCCAGACGTTAAGAAGTCGCCCACCAACACGCAGTACAAGTACCTGGAGGACTTCCAGGGAGAGATTGCAGAGAAGCTGGACATGACCCCGGCACAGTTCCAGGCGTCCGTGTGGATCGCTGGAGACACCGGGGTGGCCGATGCCCGGCCATTCATTGACGTCTTTGACGATGTGCTGAAGCGCACGGCAGAGAAGAACGGCGTGACCCGTGACCAGGCCCTGAAGGATTTCATCAACGGCAAGGCGCCTCTGTTTGGCCTAGCTGCATTGATGTCGGGTCTGCAGCTGGCAGAGCCAGGCAATAGCCTGCTCCCGGTTGATGCCTAATGAGTGCTGCAGGTGGTGCAAAGTTCTTAACGTCACTGTTTGGTGACATCCTGGACCCCAAGGTTGCGGCGCCAGCCGTGGCCGGTGGCCTACTGCTGCCCGGCGAAGAGGCTGAAG